TAAGGCAGCAACACTTGAGAGCTTGAATAACATCTTAATAACATACGCTTCCAATCCTAATCTAGCTAATGACCCAGTAGCTTCACAACTCTTAACTAAGATTATTGAACTATCAGGTGCAGGTATCAGTCCAGTTCAAATAACTTCAGCTATAAACGAAAAGGCAAAGCTAGACCAAGCACAGATACCTCTACAACCAACAGGACAACCACAGACAAATCAGTCAGGGCCATTAAGTCTAGCAGCTAAACCTAATGCTTAAAGATTTTTTCCTAAACGAGCCAATGAGAGAGGAAGTAAGGGGTTATCTTTTACAGTTCTTAACGGATAAAGCATTGACTATGGTGTTTGCACAAGAAGACACAAAGGCAATAGCAGAAGCAAAGGAAGTAATAGACGAAGCATTTGACCACCTAGAGGTACTATTTCTCAAAAAGGCAGAGAGTAAGGAGATTATTAACGAATCAAGATAAAAGAATTGAGGGATGCGTCTCTACAACGCATAGCTCGCAGGTAAGCATAATCCTGCATTAAACGCTTGGCGGTCAGCATATCCCGCTACAATTCAATGGATGAAACCAATGAAGTCGCTGTGGACATAGACACAGAGGTTGAGGAAGATACCAATATCTCCGAAGACGGTGAGGAAGAAACCGTAGACCTAGCAGGTGAATTAGAGAAGGCCAATGAGGCCAAAGCTCAAATTCTAGCTAGAGCTAAAAAGGCAGAAGCAGAACTCAAGGAATTGAGGAGAGCATCAACCCCTTCCATTAACAGCGACCCACAACTTTCAGAAGAACTTAAACTGATTGCTCGTGGACTATCGGATGAAGAAATTGAGCAGGCAAAAGTAGTAGCTAAAGGTAGGGACATATCCTTACAAGAAGCTGTGAAAGACCCTCTCTTTCTAACCTTTCAAAGTGATTTGATAGCAAAGAAAAAGAAAGAAGATGCCAAGCTCGGTGCTTCTAAAGGTTCAGGCGAATCGCAAGATGAAGCTGGAATCAAATCTGATATGACCCGTGAGGATCATCAGAAGGTTTTTAAGAAAATAATGGGTTAAATTATTAACTTAAATTATTATGGCAGTAGGAACATTCCCAACAGCAACACAATCTTCAACCACATTAGCGGAAAGTATTCCGTTACTATGGGGCGAGAGAATCAATGAGTTTTTCAAACTAAAACTTATGATTGCAGACTTCTTCACAGACCGTTCTTCAGAATTAGCAGATGGAGGCTCAGCCCTTTATACTCCTAACCTGACAGAATTTACAGCGGCAGCGAAGAGTAATGCAACAGCAGTAACTTTGAACAACGCTACAGACACAAAGGTTACCCTATCGGTAAACCAATGGTTTGAAGTTTCATTCGCAATCGAAGACAGAGAAGCAGCACAAGTAAAGCACTCTTATTACCTTCAAGAAAGGTATGCTCAGAGTTCTGGATATACTATGGCTAAGAAATTAGAAGTCGCACTAGCAGACCTTTTCAAAGGTTTCTCTACGAAAGTAGGTGCGTCTACTACTAACCTAGCAGACAGTGAAATTCGTGCAGCTATCTCAGCCCTCGAAGCGGTAGGTATTGACACCACAAGTGATGTAGCATTCTTCGTTTCACCAGCAGTATTCTGGAGACAAATACAAAGTATCGACAAGTTTAGCCTAGCGGTTAATTCACCAGTGAATGACCCAACAGCTAAGAAGCCTCGTGGCACCTTGTATGGTATTCCAGTATTCGTTTCTAATAACGTTCAATTCGTTTCAGCAACAGCTGGTAGATACAACGCCCTAGCTCACAAAGATGCTTTGCATTTTGCAACATCTCCATTGGGTCAAGGTGGTTCACTAGGTAGTTCAATGACAGGTAGGTATGGAGTTCGTGTTCAGAGTAATTATGTCCCAGAGTATCTTTCTACTATTACAACCGCAGACTTGCTCTACGGTGTAGTTGAGAACAGAGATGAAGCGGGTGTAACAATCTTGACACTCTCAGGTTCAGCAGCAGGATAGTCAATTATTATTTAATTGTTTGCCCTTGTACTCAATGCAGATTGAGAAATATAAGGGCAAATCTGTAAACAATTATGAACACATTTATTTCACCAAACATAAAAAAAGAAAGTGCAAGAATAGACCCAGCGGGGAATATCATTGACGCTAAAACCAGACAAGTAATCACACCAGCAGAAGCAGAGTACATCCCACCAGTTCAAGCTCCAACTCCAGAAATTCCACCAATTCCTACAAACAAGCCTTCAAAGATAGACGACATAATAAGTAAGAAGATAGAAGAGGTTATAAATCGTAAAATAGAGGAAGCCCTAAAAAACCTATGAAAGTATATTTTATCCACACTTCGTTGGAGGGCTGTTACAATGTTCGTTGCCTATTTCCATTACAGGAGAATGGATGGGATGGCGATAGGACAACTCTAGCAATAAACCAAGCCTCTCCTGAAAACAAGGCGAAGGCATTAGTAGATGCCGATGTTGTGGTCTTTCACCGACCAGAATCAGAAGAATTACTAACAGTTGCTAGGAAACTAAAAGCACAAGGAAAGAAGATTGTTTTTGATAACGATGACACAGCCAAAGACGCTGGAGGTTTCAAGTTTACCGAGTATATGAATGAGGAAAGGGAAAAACGAGGACTGGATATAATGAATAAGAACCTAGACACCTTCATTAAAGAAGCTGACCTAGTTACCTGCTCCACAGAGTTTCTTAAAAAGGAGTATGAGCTTATAAATCCTAATGTAGTCGTATTACCTAATACAGTAGACCCATTTTACTACCCAGAACCATTAAGGAATGAAACAGACATAGTTAGAATAGGAATTACTGGTTCAGTAGGAGTAACTTCAGATGTGGAGATACTAAAACCCATCATAGAACACTACGAACACGACCCTAGAGTTAGACTTGTACTCTTATCTCTACCACCACAAGGAAACAATGAAATCTACAAGCAACTATATGTGGAAGAATACGCCTTTTGGAATAAAGTAAATATTGAATGGCACTCTTACACCACCACTGACGAATACTACGAGTATCTAAACGAACTTAAACTAGATATGGTTATCATTCCAAGATATGATTCCATATTTAATCGTTGCAAGTCTAATCTTAAATTCCTAGAGAACTCCATGCTAGAGATTCCGTCAATAGGCCAATCATTCCCAGACGGACAAAGCCCCTATGAAGTGAATCACGAAGACGCTAAACACCTCTTACTCGCAACTGATACAGCAAGTTGGATAGAGCAAATAGAAAAGCTCGTTACTAATAAAGAATTAAGACTTGATATGGGAAAGAAAGCTAAAGAATATGTAGAAAGAGAATATTCTATCGAGAAAAATGCTTACAAATGGAAATTGGCATACGAATCACTATTCAATAATGGTATAATTAAATAAAATGTATCCAAAAACAATAAAACTAGAATCAGACAAACTAAGTAAACTAATTCTCGCAAAAGCAGAGTTAGTGGGGAAAGGCCGTGCCAAATCAATAGAAATTGAAGCAGATGAGAAAGAAATGGAAGAAATTGATGTTAAGTTGCAAGCAGAGGAGAAAAAGGTTGATATTACCGACATTTTAGAGAAAGAAAAGGTATTAGTAGCCAAAGTAGATGAAGCTATTGCTGAAATGAAGGTTATTAAACAAGAAATCTTTGACAGAATGAATGCTCAAGTACCACCAGAGCTACACACAAGATATGACGAACTTAAAAAGTCTAAAGAAGATAAAGAAACAGAAAGGAATAAAATAGCTCTCAAAGCACAGAAATACAACGATAAGATAGTTCCACTTGGTAGAAAGCTAATGAAACCCTTTCTAGTAGACCAGTTTGAGGACTATGACTCTCTCTACCTAGAAGATGGGGAGGTTGTGGCTACGATATTCTCACACATGAACGACTTCCGAACAAACTTTAAAAAGAAATAACATGGTATTTTCAGACACATCAACAAATTTAGGAATCGTACAGCAAGTCAGAGATATGGCTAGGGTGGATTCTACACAATGGGCAACTTCCAAGATTGTCAATTCCTCTAATAACTGGTTAAACCACATCTTCACTAGAGGGAAAGTCCTTGATAGGAACTTTCAGTTAGACGACACAAACCATACAGCACTACCTGAAGGAACAGAAGACCTAGTTCTAAGTCAATCAGATTACTCATTCCTAACAGACCAACAGGGCAATAGAATCACGAACATTACAAGAATAGACATTAAAGACGATTCAGGACTTTACAGACAGCTTATCCCCATTGACCAAGGGCAATTAAATGGTATAGCTCTTGACGAATGGAACAAGACAAACGACAAACCTCGTTTCTACGACAAGATAGCTGATAACATCATCAGACTTTACCCTACTCCAGCAGTTTCAGTTACTGCGGGGCTTAAATACTACTTCCAGCGTTCACCTTCCTATTTTGTGGCCACAGATACAACAAAAAAGCCTGGAGTAGCAGATGATTTACACAGAGGATTTGTTGTAGCTTCTGCTTATGATGTAGCGTTCACACTAGGACTTAATAATTTACAGGCATTGAGTGTAGAACTCTTAAAAGAAGAGCAGGTAATAGATGATTACTTCGCGAGCAGACAAACAGACGAGCCAAATAGGATAATAATCAAACATAGAAGCCCACGATGAGTATTACAAACACAGTAAAAGTTTCATCTTCCTTAACGAACGCCGCTAAAGTAGCGGGTTATGAAACTTGGGCTACTATTGGCACAACGTGGTTGGCAGAAACTAGAACTTGGTTAGCTATGGGAACGATATTTACTAATACTTCTCGTCAAAGTTCTACGATGACGAATACACCGAAAT